TCGTATTGTTCAAAGGATAATACAGGACTATTTATATACCAGGGGTTTCGGCCCCTGGTTTTTATTGTAAAAATTAAATTAAAATAAAATGAAAAAAAGAAAATCAATACTCGAACCTAAAGATAGAGTATATCTATTAAAAAGTGAGAAGCAGCCATTATCTTATTTTATTGCTTCTAAAGACACACCTAGAAAAAGACTTTTGTATTACGATGAAGAGCAGAATATAAACAGGCCTCTTCGATACGCACGTAATGCACACTCACCATTTCAGGATGAGCAGGATAGCAATGTTATTATTGAGCCTATAGTTTTTGAAGATGGTGTTCTAAATGTTCCAAAATCTAACCCTGTTCTTCAAGAGTTCTTACATTATCATCCAGAAAACGGTGTTGAGTTTTATGAGTTTGATAATGAAAAAGACGCACAAGAATATGTTGATTTTATGTATAGTGAGCTTGATGCTCAAATTACAGCTAGAGATTTAGATTGGACAACAATGGAGGCTGTGTCTAATGTACTTCTAGGATCAAAAGTTTCTTCTATGACTGTCGCTGAGATTAAGAGGGATATGATGCTTTATGCAAAAACATATCCTCAGGACTTTATGGAGGCTGTTAATGATCCATCTCTACGTGTGAATAACATAGCGGCCAGAGCTTTATCTGACGGCTACCTGTCATTCAGAAATAATAAGAAGGAGATATTTTATAATCTTAAGGAGAACAAGAAGAAGTTGATGACCATACCATTCGGAGAGGATCCGCTGTATACATTGGCATCCTACCTACAGTCTAATGATGGTCTGGAGTTGTTCAAGTTCCTGGATGAAAAGATATCTGAAAATTAGTATCTTTGTACCGATAATTATTTTTTTATAACCCATTAAACTTTTTTAAAATGGCAAAGTATATAACTATATCTACAACAAATGACGGTGTACTGCAAGCTCCAATAGGAGACGGTATGATGGCTCGTCTTAGAAGTGCAACTGTCGTTGAAGTATTTTCATCAGCGTTTGGTAGCAACAAACTTGAACTAACTTGTACAGGTGCAAATCAAGCTCTTATTGATAACATCAATGCAGCAATAAAAAATGCGGCTGAAACAAATTGGAGAGTTGTCCTTAGTCCTGTTACTGTTCCTGCGGGAGTAACTGTAGCTGACTATGAAGTAAAAGTTGTATCTTAATACAACCTTTGTAATTGTAAAAGGAGGGTTTTTAATGAGCCCTCTTTTTTTTTGATTATCTTTGTTAAAACTAGATAGATGATCAATCAAGTAAGAAATACCGTACTGTCTATAATCAGCAAGGAGAACAGGGGATACATAACCCCATTTGAGTTCAACCTGTTTGCAAAGCAGGCACAGCTTGAGGTGTTCGAGCAGTACATATACTCGTACAGCACGTCAATAGTCAAGCAGAATGCAAGGCTTCATGGCGAGGGATACTCAGACATACCAAAAAAAATATCGGACGTTATAGATACCTTTTATAAGGTTGCTACACTGACATACGCAACTTCAAAGTTTACACCACCTACAGACTATTACTTTGTGGACAAGCTTATATACAACACCTCTGTCGAGGTGGAGAAGGTTAGCCATAACAAGGTTCTGAAGCTCACGTCTTCAAACCTAACGGCACCTACTGTAGCATACCCAGTATATACACTTGACGAGACAGGATTCATAGTCTATCCAACCACAATAACATCAAACGTAAACATGGGATACATAAGGTACCCAGTCGATCCAAAGTGGACATACATAGCAACAAGTGCAACAGACTCAGATCCACTATTTAATGAATCTGCGGCAGATTACCAAGACTTTGAGCTTCCTAAAAGTGACTTTGTAAACCTAGTGTTAAAGATACTACAGTACGCTGGTGTTTCAATTAGAGAGGCAGAGGTTGTTCAGGCTGCTAAGTCTGAAGAACTTCAGGACGCACAACAAAAACAATAGATATGGCATATATAACTAACTACCAATACTACACAAATGGAGGTGTCATACCTACAGACCTCAACCACGGAGAATACCAGTACGTATCCCTGGCTGACATCGTGAACAACTTTATGCTTATGTATGTGGGCAACGATAAGCTTGTAAACAATGTAGATAGATATGCAATTCTATTTCATGCAAAGAGAGCGATACAGGAGCTTAACTATGACGCACTTAGAAATATAAAGGTGATAGAGCAGGAGATGGGAGATCAACTAAAGATGGTCATGCCTCCTGACTACGTAAACTATGTACGTATATCAGTGCTAAGTGGGAACGTACTATTTCCATTGACAGAAAACAGACAGCCTATATCTGCTGTGGGGTATCTTCAGGATAATAACCTGGACATACTTTTTGACTCCGCAGGCGAGATTGTTACTGGAGATTCAAGGGTAGACATACTAAGACAAGAGAAGACTTTATATATGGGAGGCGGTATATATCACGGATGTCATGGATATAACTACGAGGGTGACTGGTACTTTGGTTACAGGATGGGTGGTAGATACGGACTAGACACTGCAGAGGCAAACAACAACCCAAGGTTCTCAATAAACAAGGCGTCTGGTGTGATAGATTTTTCTTCAGGCATAGAGAACAAGCATATAGTCCTTGAGTACGTGTCTGACGGCATGGAGAACGGAGACGACAGTAAGATTAGCATCAATAAGATGGCTGAGGAATATCTGTATAACTACATAAAGTTCGCCCTACTAAACAACAAGACAGGCGTTCAGGAGTACATTATAAACAGGGCCAGAAAGGATAAGACGGCCACTCTAAGAAATGCAAAGATTAGACTAAGTAATCTACATCCATCCAGGCTATTAATGAGCCTTAGAGGTAGAGATAAATGGATTAAGTAAGTATGGAATTAAAGAAGACATTCCTGGGAGGGAAGATGAACAAGGATCTTGATCAGAGACTTCTGTCTGGAGGTCAGTATTCGGATGCTTTAAACATAACCATAGACACGTCTGAAGGATCTAACATTGGGTCTGTGTCTAACTCGTTAGGTAACGGAATCGTGGGAGATATATCTTCAGTTTTATCGGGATATGTTCCAGCAATAAACACGACAAATGCCAGAACTATAGGTGCAATAGCATACGAGCCCTTGAATCTTATATACTGGTTTGTTTCATCTGACGAGTACGATGCTATATTTGAGTACAACCAGATAGATAATACAACGGCACAGGTTCTTTTATCAACAAAGAGTGGAGGCAACCCTAGTCAGTTAAACTTTAATCAGGAGTACCTTATAACAGGCGTAAACTATCTACCAGGTCATAAGGATGATGGTGCACTTCTTTTTTGGACTGACAACCTTAATCCACCTAGAAAAATAAATATATCTAGATCCAAAGAATACGCTGTAAATGATACCAGGATAGATATAGATATAGATGTTATTCTACGACCTCCTTTAAAATCTCCAGTCATATACCCAGTAGAGTCAGAAATTATAGAATCCAATAACATGGAGGAAAGGTTTTTGTACTTTGCATACAGATATAAGTATGTCGACAATGAGTATAGTTCAATGTCTCCTTTCTCTGCTGTAGTTTTTAAACCTGACACCTATAATATAGATTTCTTAGATGGCATAAACAAGGCGATGATAAACAAGTACAACGAGTGTAAAATTGTATTTGAGACAGGTAATCAATTTGTAAAAGAAATACAGCTACTTGCATATGACACAAGAAGCCTTAATGTCAAGATAATAAAGTCTGTAAACAAGGAGGATGAGGGTGTCAGTGATAACGGTGTATTTAACTATACATTTAGTAACAACAAGATATACGCACCACTAACAAACGATCAGATAACTCGAATGTTTGATAATGTCCCTCTGCTTGCTAAGTCTCAGGAGATAATAGGAAACAGACTTGTTTACGGAAACTATACACAGTTTAGAGATATAACTGACGCTAATGAGAATGATATTAATGTCGACTTCAATGTATCTTATACATCTATAAATACAAATGTAGGTACACCTATATCTACATTTAGAACGGACAGGGATTACGAGGTTGGTATAGTATACGGTGATGAATACGGAAGAAT